CGATCTCGCTCGATTCGGTCTCGCTCCGCGAGACCAGTTCTATTGGGTGATGCCAGTTATTCTTGAGCGAAGCCAGTTCTAGTTGGGTGCGGGCGAGGGCTGAATTCTTTCCGCGAGGTCTTGCTACGCAAGACTAAATGAAGGTTTTTGACCTGTCAAGAAAAAGTTTGTTCCAAAAAGTTCGGTTTTGTTCCAAGGAATTCTTTGACGTTGGAACAAGATAAGTATTTGATTCTGCTGGGAAAAGTGATGTTTTGTTCCATTTGTTCCAATGTTCCAAAATAGTATGCAGAGTCTGGGCGAGGATCAGTCAGGATGAGGGGGGTCACGCAGTGCTTCTCTCCCGCCCACAAAGTCAGGCTCAGGGAAGTCATTATCTAAAACCTTGGAACATTGGAACAAAACCTCTACATATATATATTTTTATAAAAATAATAATAATAATAAGACCTACTACGGAACACGACACCTAGCAAAATCAACGACTTGCGATTCCACCCCCAACATCGACCATCCCGAACCTTGTTCCATAATCCCAATCGCACCTGTTGGAACACGTGGAACAAATGGAACAAACTTTTGTGCATCCAAGCGTATTAACTAATACGGAAAACATCCAAGAATGACGCAGCTTTTACCGAGTTGCAAAAGCCGGCTACCGCGAATGATAAACATCATAAAAAACATCAAAAATCTATCAATACAAGGGAACTAATACGGATTTGACTTGTCTAAATATATAGGACGGACAGAAACGCACGGCGCGAGCCAAACAGGATCAAGCCAAGCGTATTAACTAATACGGTGTTTCAGTCAGTCTCCGATACCACAAGCCGAAAGCCGGTAGTGGTCGAAGGCGCGGTGGGTAGAGCCGCGACGTACCGATGGCAAGGTACGGTGTCCCCATATCAAGGGTGACGAGTGAGCGTGACTCGGGAACGTACTTCCCCAACGCTACAGGGTTGCTGCACGACAAGTCGAACGACGGGGCGAGTGCAAAAGATGGCAACGGGGCGCGAGCGTATTAACTAATACGCTAATTAGAAACCGCGCTGACAAGCCTACTCGCTATGTGATTCCCGAACGTTCTAGGTAACGCAACCCACAGCCGATACGGATGGGCAATGTACATCCGGCAGCGGTAGGGCAAAGACGGGATTCCCCGTGCCCGAGTATCTGCCTACAAAGTTGTGAGCCGTGATGAACGAGTGAGCAGCCTAGCAGGGTTGGTAACCCCGACCCTGCGTGAGTGTTTATTCCATTAGGCGATGAGTATTTATTTTCAGTCGAGGTTTGGCCAACGGAGCGTGAACTATGTATTGCGTGAAGTGTCAGATAGAAGAGGTCGCAACCAAGCGGCACGAGGCGGGATACGTAACCTGCCTACGTTGTGGCGAGGACGATGCGAGAAAAGTACGGCACACCATCGTGCCGATGCACAAGTCGAACTATGTGGTGGTGTCGGATAAGAATTTATTGCTGTGTCTTAACAAAGTAGCGAGGTGAGTGTGATGAGTAGAAAAGATTACGAGTTGATAGCGCGAGCGATCTACGGGTCGCTCATTCAGTCGGGCAGTTTGGAGTCGCAGGACAAGTATGCCGATCAGCATCGACTGACTGCGCGGCACGTTGCCAATGCGTTGGAGCGGACAAACCCACGCTTTGATCGAGACCGATTCATCGAGGCGTGTGGCGTATTAACTAATACGGAGGTGAAGTTATGAGCAGTTTTGTTTTTATCCGAGAGATCAAACCCGTTAACGAGATGACACGGGAGGAATTGATCGATGCGTTGGTGGATGAGTCGATCCACTACTTACGTAATGAGATGCACTACCAAGACACGAACGTGTTGGACAGTTACTTACGTGGCGGGTTCAAGGGGTTCGAGAACTTTTCGATGGAAGAGTTGGTCGAAGAGTACGGGTATGCGTTCGGTGTGGACGATGATCCGGAGTACGAGGACGAGAGATGATCGAGGACAACATTGAGAACCTGTCCAAGGAACTCAAAAAAAGTGAAGAAAAGTTGAAGGAACTGCGGAACTTACGCCGAGAGATCGGGTCTAAATGTATAGCCGAAGATGCTTGGCGTAGGTATTTGCAGGAACGGATCGAGAAACTAAACAAGCGTATTAAATAATACTGTGAGGTGTGAGATGGAAACGAACTTATTAACTAAGCCCCAACACATTACTTCTCTTGCGTCATCGTGTGTGTTGGTGTCGGTCGAGTCGCACGTATGGAACGCGACGGTGACGAGTCGAGAGATCAGCGACGAGGTGACTGCTGCCAAGAAAGCTGACCGAGACTCAGGCAAGTTTATGAAAAATCTTTTGGCTAAGAACCACGAGCACAAGGCGGTACTGAACTATCGCCAGACGATCTATAACTGGGTGCAGCGAGCGACGTATGACTGGGCGGGATCGCAACGCCTACTACCTGTCATCAATCTCGCTCGATTCCATAAAGAGTATGCCGAGCACGAGGCGAAGTTTAATGAGTTGGTGGATGACTTCTTAAATAAGTATCCGTCCATCGTGGCGAATATGGCGTTCGTGCAGGGCGATATGTTTGATCGGAGTGAGTATCCCGATGTGTCCGAGTTACGTAGAAAATTCTCTGTGAACTTGGTGCAGTCCGAGGTTCCGACGGGAGACTTTCGATGCGAGATAGCGCAGGAATTGGTGGACGATATGGCGAAGCACTACAACAGGCAAGCCAAGCGGATGGTCGAGGACATTCTGTCCAAGCAGTCCGAGCAGTTGGTTGAGGTGATGAAGTCAATCAGTTATTGCTGCGAGACGGAGGTCGTGCAGGGGGATAACGGCGAACTCAAGGTGCGTCGTAGAAAACTTTATGACTCCACGTTGGAGCGAGCTAAGGAACTCTGTGAAACATTTAGGAAGTTTAATCTGACGGATGACTCTAAGTTGGAGGACGCACGTGCGTCATTGGAGAAAGTGTTAAGTGGGTTGAGCGTCGAGGAACTACGGAACTCCGACACCAAGCGTGTCGTGGTGAAGGAAGAGATCGACGACATCCTGTCCAAGTTTGGTGTGTGAGCGTATTAACTAATACTGAGGTGTGATATGGCTACGATTAACTTTAATAACGCAGTGGAACTGAACGACGTTCCGAACTTGATTGCCACGATTGGACATCATCGAACGGTGATGCTGCGTGGCGAACCCGGCATTGGCAAGTCAACGGTGTTGAAGAATTTGCAGGTAGTGTTAGGTAATGGGTATGACTATATCTATGCAGACTGTCCTGTATTGGATGTGTCCGACGTAACGATGCGGATACCGAACCACGAGACTAAGGCGTTGGAGTCTTATGTGTCCGAGCTATTCCGTCTGCATGATCCGAAGCCCAAAGTCATCATGCTTGACGAGATCACCAAGGCAAACAAGTTGTTGCAGGTTATCTTTACTCGCCTGATGTTGGAGCGAACGGTCGGTGATGTGAAGTTACCGGCTGGGTCTATCGTATTCGCAACGGGTAATAACGTCTCTGATGGTGTGGGCGATACGATGTCAGCGCACGTGCTTAATCGTCTGTGTGTGGTCAATGTTCGTAAGCCCGATGCGAAGCGTTGGAATCTGTGGGCAACAGATAATGGTGTCTCCCGTATTGTTCGTGCTTGGGTAGCGATGAACCCGAGCAGTCTCGCGTCGTATCTCGACGGGGATCAGATGAACAACCCATATATCTTTAATCCGACGAAGCCCATCACATCATTCGTCACACCACGATCTTTGGTTGGCGCGGATGAGGTCATCAAGAACCGTGACAAGTTGGGATCTTATGTCACGCAAGCTGCGTTAGCTGGGCTGGCAGGTGCGCCATTCGCTGAGGGTATCTCTGCCTTTATGTCGATGGAGAAAGAGTTGACGAGTATTACGGATGTCATCGCTAACCCTGAAACTGTGCAGCTACCTGAGAAACCCGCTGCGTTGTTTCTGATGATGTTCAATGCGGTGGATACCATCGAGACACAGGATGACCTGTCTCAGTTTATGAAGTTTGTGAAGAGAGTACGGTCGGAGGAAGTGCAGTCGTGCTTCTATTCGATGGCGTTTGAGTCCAAGCGTACGTGCAAGTTGGCGAAGAACAATGCTGACTTACGTGACTGGGCTGTTAAGAATCTTGCGTTGTTAGTTTAACGAGGTGCGTTATGAACTTAGCTGAAAAATTAGTTGACGCTGAGACTCGCTTGAAGAAAGCGAATGTCAAATTGATCCGTCACCCCGAGACTTGTCTCTATGGTGGTGTGATCCTGATGGGTGAGACATCGATTGTGGATGATCCTGCCAAGTGTCCGACTGCGTATACAGACGGGTACAACAAGCGTTATGGCAGAGATTTTCTTGACAAGTTGAGTGATACGGAGATCGCAGGCGTTGTGCTGCACGAGAACTTACACGTGTTGCTCAAGCACATTCCCCGTCACCGTGACTTGATGAAGACAGATCGACGCTTAGCCAACATCGCTATGGACTACGTGGTGAATGACATCATCGTGCAGTTGAGCGAGAAGGTTCCGACGTTGATTAGTCTGCCAAAAGATTGCTTCCACGATCCGATGTTTCGTGATTGGTCGGTGCGTCGTGTGTATGAGTACTTGAAGGACGAGGAAGAAGGTGGTGATGGTGGAGATAATAACGATCCACGCGAACACTCCAACCCGGGTAGACCTAGTAACTCGCGTCCTCAAGAATCTTTTGACTCACACGATGACATCGACGTACAAGGCATGACGCCCGACGAGTTGGGTGAGTTGGGTAAGCAGATCGACGAGGCGATACACCAAGGCGGTATCTTGGCGGGTAAGTTTGGTGCGAAGATTCCCCGTGTCATCCAAGACTTGATGGAGCCAGACATCGATTGGCGTGAGGTGTTACAAGACTTTTGGACATCGAACGTGCGTGGCACAGATGAGTTTACTTGGCGGCGGTTCAACAAGAATCGTTTGGCTGACGGGTATTACTTGCCGAGCACAATCAGCGAGACGATTGGTGAGGTTATCTTGGCTATCGATACATCAGGGTCTATTGATGACAAGGATATCGCTAAGGTTACGGCGCGTGTCCAAGAACTGTGCGATACGTTACCGCCTGATCGTATCCGTGTGTTGTGGTGGGACATTGAGGTACACGGCGAGCAAGTGTTCGAGGGTAATTACTCTAACCTTGCGTCGATGTTCAAGCCCCAAGGCGGCGGAGGTACGAGAGCCTCATGCGTCAGTGACTACATCGTTAAGAACAATCTTAGCGCAGACTGCATGATCGTGTTTACGGATGGCTATGTCGAGCGTGACATCACGTGGCAGACAAACATCCCCCCGATTTGGATCATCAAAGAAGGTGGGCGTGAAACTTTTACCCCGCCCCGTGGTCAAAAGGTTGTGATGAAAGCGTAAGTAAGGAGGTGTGAGATGGAATATCAATACGAGATAGGACAAGAAGTGATGTGGTCGGGGTCGTGGGGTACACGTGCCCCGCAACCCGCAAAGATTATCGACAAAGGGGATAAGAATGGTCAGCCCGTGTATGACTTGGACAATGGTCATTGGGCATACGAGTATCAGTTACAAGAGGTGGGTGATGAGTCAGGAAGAATTTTATAATTTGTTGGGTAGAGTGTATCGGCGTGGTTTATTCCACGGCGGTATGATCGCAGTGGGGACTGCATTAGTTTGGTTAAGTATCTAAGAGGTGTGATATGGCACGTTCAGTCATTAAGTTTAATATCAGTGATATCTTTCTTGGTGAACAGACAACACAAGAAGATAGATTAAATCTAATTAGGTCGCCGTTGTTTGGCATCCTCGCCAATTTATATAACAGATCAGAGAAGTCTATCCGTGTGGGGATGATCACACGGGCTGAAGCAACGAACGATATTCATAGCGTAGAGATTGTCACGCCTGAAGGTTTGAAGGTTGGGCGTCTGTCTACACGGTACGGCTGTCGGTTCGATTTCGGTGTTTACTCCGACCCCTTGAGCGGGGGCAGTAATCTGGGCAATTTTATATCATCATCTAATCCTAAGTATTTACAGACCAAACTTGGTCCTAAGTCTAACCACGAGGCTGCGACTTTGTTTGATTCTAAACTGAACTGCGCCAACGTGTTCGTTAGTGATCTACTACGAGGGATGTTGGATGGTTTTATTGATGTAACCGCAGGGGCTACCTTTACATCGTCACCTAAAGTTTTTGGTGATAGCTACATCTCAGACAGAAACGAAGTTGAACTTTGTAATTATCTCGCTCTGCATTTTGCAGGGGAGGCTGCCGCCACAGAAATGCCTAGTCGTTTACGGCACACGTTCGATAAAATGTACAAAGGTTTTACTGATAAGAAAAATAAATTTGCTGACGCACTGAGCCGTAGCCGTGAGATGTTCAGCGGTGAGAAGTGGGTTTACTTTAGTAATATGAATGGCGGGGTAACACTTGGCGCGATCCGTACCGATGCTATGCAGGTGGCTATCGACAAGTATGGGTCGGGTCAGAATCTACCGTTCACGAACGAGTTTAACTACGCACAGTGGGATATGCCGCTTAAGTGGTATCCGTCGCACGGACATATCCCTGCCGACATACGTCAACAGGTAGACTTATCTTTGGTGATGCTCAAGGCACATCGAAACTCTGATGAGATGTTCCCGTCCAATGGTAGGTTTTGGGAAGAGATGGGCTGCGCTATGGCGAACGAGAGTCCAGACCCATTGACGAGCAAGTTCTATGTCTTATCGAAATAAATTTAACATGCACTCGCCAGTGAGAGTGTCAAATTCTGATCCACCACTGTACAAAGTTGTAGCTGAAAGAGCAGGGGATGACACGTTCGTGTTGTGCGTAGCGCATCAGCAGTTCCGGTTGTTCACGTTGGATACGATGCCCGAGGATTTAAAATTTATCTTTGCCATCATCCACGTGTTCGACTGGGATACGTGGCTCAACAATGCGAACTTGCCATTGCCCGAACAGCTAAAAGATATTGGATGGATGTGTGGACGCGGGGAGTACATGTTGATATTGCCAGAGAAACTATTAGAAGAACTCCGAGGAACCAAGCGTATTAACTAATACGCTACCGTGACATAAGTCACGCTAACAGGATGAGAAGTTATGACACCCGAAGGTAAAGTAAAGAAGCGTGTAAAAGATATTCTTAAAGAACTTGGTTGCTACTACACGATGCCAGTTACAGGGGGGTACGGGAACAGCGGAGTGCCCGACTTTATTATTTGTAACGCGGGGTTGTTTTATGGTATAGAGTGTAAAGCAAACGGTGGACAGCCCACCGCATTGCAGTTGAAGCATCTCGATGACATACGTAAAGCCGGTGGCATCGCACTAGTGATTGATGAAACAAACGTAGAGACCCTACGCAAGGAGTTGACAAATGAAAAAGACTAAGACTGCGCGCATCCAAGACCTACTCGCGCAAGGTAAATCCCAAGCTGACATTGCGAGATCTTTGAAAGTGTCTCGCCAGTTGGTGAGTAAAGTGGCGCGTAATACCCGAGAGAATTCGGAGTTCGTGAGCAAGGTATTTGAGAAGGTGGGGTTCAGTAAACCGTCAAAGATTTTAGAAGCGGTGGAAGAGACCAATAAAGATATCAATGCGACTGAAAGTCTGTACGAGCGTTACAACAAGGGTAGGACTGTGAGACCCAAGCTGCGGATGATGGGCCGCGATGACTTCCAAGACAACGTGAATCACCCCCCACACTACCGAGCAGGTGGGATCGAGACTATCGACTTCATCGAGGCTAAAGATCTTAACTACCGATTGGGTAACGTGGTGAAGTACGTATCTCGCGCAGGTAAGAAGGCGTCTGACCCAATAGAAGATCTGAAGAAAGCTGCGTGGTACTTGGAGCGTGAGATCTCTGCGAGGGAGCGAGCATGAATCCTAAGAAACCGGAAGGTATGTCAGGTGATAGATATAGGTCTCTTATAGGAGAGAATAAGATTAGCAAGCGCGCACAGGCGTACATACTCCGTCAGCAAAAATTAAAATATAAAGAGATAGGTGAGCTTCTTGATCCACCTGTATCAGTGGAAAGAGTCAGGCAATTGGTTCATGCTCACGAACGTTTTTTGAGATATTGGAACGCTTTGAGAGGAACAGCATGAATACCATTAGAGAGTTGATTAGACGTTGGAAGGCGTGTAAGGACTACGACTGGCGGTGGGTTCCGAATCCTAATTATAGATGCTCTCGCGGCGGCGTGGAGTATTGGTGATGAGTGATTATCGCGTAAAAATTAGTGTATCAAACGCCCGTATTCGACGAGCAATGGAGGCCGCAGGGTATAAACATATCTTACCTATGTGCCGCGCTAATGGGTTAAGCGTTAGTAAAACTTGTGACTTAATTAACATGAAAGTATCTCCCATCAACAAGGATGGTACTTGGCGAAATTCGGCACTTGATTTGGCAGATGTTTTAAATGTTCTACCTGATGACTTGTTCAGCGATAGACAGAAGACAGTCAGGTTGAGAACTAACACAGGATACAAAGATGTAACGGAATCAGAAGTACTCAAGATTGCCGCCGAACAAAATTGGAACAACCGACTTGAAGATATGCAGGATAACGCTGCGATAAAGTTAATTGCTTCAGAGCAAGCCGACGTAATACTAAATGCTGCTATGGAGGGTGTACTTACGCAGAGAGAAATTCATGTTCTCAAAGCTCACTTTGGGATTGAAGGTGAGGAGAAAACGTTAACAGAGATCGGGGAAGATATGGGTGTTTCAATAGAACGTATAAGGCAGATTGAAGCGAAGGCGCTTAGAAAATTGAGGCTTCCTCGCGTTAGTAAATATTTGGAGAATGCTAAAGACGTATTATAGGAGGATGTGTGGGAGACGTTATTAAACGAAACTTCAACAAGAAGTTTTCCAAGAACCAAGAACTCGCTGACAAGATTTTTAACATTCTTGACGAATACGATGGTGAGATATCACTTGCTGAGACCATAGGTGTACTGCGTTTGATCGAGGCGTGTCTTGTCAAGATGCATATGGATCTAGCAGATGAAGGTGGATACGATGAAGGAGCCTAAGAGTCCGGGGAATAAGCCAAAGGTTACGTTAGAGCAGTACAAAAAGATTATGGAGTTGAAGGAATCGAAAGAGCGGATCAAAGAGATGACCTATGTACATCTTGCTAAAGAACTAGGCTTGCGTCCGAGTACGGTGATCAACGCATCAAGGAATAGGATCAAGCGGTATGACTATGTTTTGGCGAAAGAGGGGGAGCTATGACCCGCGACGAAGCCATCCCGATGCTGTGCGCGGCTTGCGGAGTATCACCGGCAAGTGCAGATATCAACGTGACTGCGCTGTATTCGATAGTGGATAAGTTGATCGCAGCCGAGCGGGAAAGGCTAGACCTGAATGCTATTCACACTTGCCATGCCGAATGTCAAAACCCGTTTTGTGTGCGAGTGAGAGAAGCCGTAGCCCATGAGCGGGAGGCGTGTGCTTTGGTGGCTGAATCTTATGAGCCAACCTGCGACAGTTGCCCGAGCGGTGTGGCTAATGCGATCAGAGGGAGAAGCTAATTGTGGGTGTTCCTCCTGTGCCCACAAACTGAGGTAGCCAACAGTGTTGATCCGGTTTAGTGGAACCGTGCTACTGCCACTCATTGAGGTAGCCAATGTCGAGCTAGCGGTATGGTGGGTCCGTGCTACTCCCACCACCTAACAGGAGTTTATATGAGCAAGTCTGTCTCTGATATTTATAACGATGCGGTCAAGCAAGCTGACGCTGATCAGTTTGAAGAAGCTATCGAAACTTTGAAGCCCATCACCGAGCTTACCCCGCTACTCCGTGCGGCTTATACGCAGAGAGGCAGGTGTCACTGGGAGATGCACCGATGGCGTGAGGCGAGAGAATCTTTTGAGACGGCTGTGCGTATCGAGCCTGACAACGCTGATGCGTGGTGGTCATTGGGTTTGATTGCCTTACAGGAAGGGGACTTTGAGACAGGATGGAAAGGCTACGAACGACGATGGGATAGCCAAGCATTTAAATCCCCCAAGCTAGTGACTAAGCTGCCACGATGGGAAGCAGATAAGAACTATAAATCTGTACTGGTGTGGCCTGAGCAAGGCATAGGCGATCAAATAATTTACAGTTCTTTGCTACAAGAGCTAAGACATCATTGTGAGAAGGTCACGGTGATGATCGACATCAGACTAGTCGAGTTGCTCAAACGTGCTACGCCGTGGATTAATTTTGTACGGCACGATGCAAAGCTACGAAATTCTGATTTTGATTCTCAGATACCTATTGCCAGTATCGGTAGTCACTTCATTAAATCATCAAAAGACATATCCGAGTTGGTGGCGACGGGATACATCAAGTCTGATCTTGCGCGGGTGGATCAGATTAAGAATGAGTTAGACATCAAGCCTGATGATTTTGTGATCGGTGTGTCGTGGGCAAGCACCGCCGAGAAGATCGGGCCACACAAGAGCGTAAAGCTAGAAGAGTTGGTTGGGCTGTGGGATATCCCGAACGCGAAGATCGTGAGCCTGCAATACGGCAAGCCTGACTACGACATCGAGCCGTTCGAGGCGAAGACCGGCAAGAAGATCTATCAGTGTATGGTCAATAACTTCTTTGACCTAGAAGGCGTAGCGGCAACGATCAGTAATTGCAACGCCGTGGTATCGGTCAGTAACGCCAACGTGCATATTGCAGGGGCGATGGGTAAGCCTGTGTACGTGCTAGACGCCAACAAGCTGTGGTACTGGAACCATAAAGATAGTAATAGGAGTTTGTTCTACCCGTCCGTTAAGTTATTTCCACGTGAACATATGCTTGCACCGTGGACAGATCAAATCGAAGCTGTCATCAAAGAACTGAGGAGAAGTTAATGGATAACGAAGACGACGTTTCTTATTTAGATGTTAAGCCCGAGCACCGTATGCCTATGCCGCCACAAGAAAAAGTGTGGGCGCAGATCGGAGATGATTTAAATCTTTCTTTCATCGATTGGCAGATGATTGAGAGTATGGCGAAGCAGTTTGATGAAGCACACCGAGAAGGCAAAGAGAAGACACAGAGTCAGGTGATGAGTAAGCTCTTGGTCTTGGTGCGTGATGTGACGATTGCTGAAACAGAACTGAGGATTAAAGGAGAATGAGCCATGATCGACAACGAGAGCGAAGCAGGTTCTTGGAAGCGTGAGATGGAGAAGATGCCGTGGCGTTATGATCAGACGCAAGGGATGAGGTTAGAAACCGCGCTCGCTAATATGCGTGGGCGTGGGCTGTTCAAAGAAGCAATGGTGGTCGAGCAGGAGATCAAAACGCTTCAGGCAGAAGTGACTTACTTGAGAAAAGAAATTGAGGATTTGTACACTCACGGAGTTCCCTGATGCCTACTGAAGAAGACGTACTTGATCTTATTCGTGATCTCCCGCAAGAGATAAACGATATAGGAACCACGACAGAGATGAAGTTTTTGACCGTGGGTGGCGTCCTGTGGGCGTGTTACGACGAGATCGTTTTCCTACGAAAAGAAGTGGAACGACTGAGTAAGAAGAGTAAGAAATGAGTTTTGTGACGTTAGATTTTGAGACGTACTATGCCAAGGACTTTAGCCTGACAAGGCTAACGACTGAAGAGTACATCCGTGATCCTCGCTTTGAGGTGATCGGTGTTGGCATGAAGATCGATGACGATGAGACGCAGTGGTTCAGTGGCACTCATGCTGAGATCAAGGCGTGGCTGAATCAGGTGGATTGGAAGAACTCCGCATTACTCTGCCATAACACGTATTTTGACGGGGCGATACTCGCTTGGACTTTTGACATCATCCCTGCCTATTACTTTGATACGTTGTGTATGGCACGAGCCAAGCACGGTGTGGATGCCGGTGGATCTTTGGCGAAGTTGGCTGAGCGGTATCAGTTAGGACAGAAAGGTACAGAGGTCGGTAATGCGATGGGCAAGAAGCGGTCTGACTTCTCTGCCGAAGAGATGAATCGCTATGCGAGCTATTGCATAAACGACGTAGACCTGACTTTCAAACTGT